CATGTAAGCCTACGTAGTTCATCTTACCAATCTGTGTTGGTTGATGAAGTTACAGATGGAGTATCAAACCCCAAATAGAATGCTTCTTGTTCAGCATAAGGAATTTTCTTTAATGCTAACTCAAGAGGATATGGTTTTAGTGCTGCCCAGTTAAATGGTTCTTTGTCTGGTGCAGATGGAATAAGTGTGTAACTCGTTTCAGTGCCCTGACCATTACGTTTTAATTTCCATGAAATGTTTGAGATGCTTCCTGTTTCAAGAGCATACTCACGAATAGTATTAAATGCAGATTGCTTGCTTACGCCCATTGACCAAATGGCTATGTACGGTTCTTCAATGCCATCATCTACAAGTACGTTGCAATAAAAACGAAGACGTGCTCTCCAGCCAGCCTTTGGATCCTTGCGATGCATTTCTTCAGCCCAATCACGGCCTTCTGATTCCATAGTATCTACAGCCTTGCGCTTGTAGTCTTTTGGATTTGTGTGTTCTTTAACAACAAGTGCTAATCCACGCTCTGAGTTGTAATTTGCAGAATCTTCGTCAAGTTCTTCAACGAATCTAATTTTTGCAGATTGTCCATCGGCAAGTTTTAACCATCTTACCTTTGGAGAGTTTTCATCATATTTTGGCTTGTCAACTAGGGCATTAATGTTTTTTAGTCCCTTTACAATAGTCATATTATTTTTTCTCCTTTTTGTATTATCTATCTTAACATAGTGCTGATAGAATTGTCAAACTGAAACTCCAGTTTTTTAATTGCATCATCATCCATGTCGCCTATATCTTTATATTTTTTATCTATGTACACAGAAGTAACAACAGGTCCAAGTCTTTGGATTAACTTATCTCTCATTATTATTCCTGCGTCATCGTTATCTGCAATTAAAACAATACTATTAAAATACTTCTCTAATAGTTTTATCTGTGCTGCAGAAACATTAGCCCCCAGCGTAGCAACCGCAGGGAATCCTACTTGATCTAATCTAATTGCATCAAAAGAAGATTCTACTACATAGACAATGCTTGAAGTCTTTATTCTATGTAAATTAAATAGAGTCTTACCTTTTGGCAAACCAGGAGTGTTCTTAAATTCTTTACCTTCAATTGTTCTAGCAACAAATCCAATGCACATGCCGTCTGGAGAGTGTACTGGAATTGTAACTGAATCTTGTTTTTCTGAATAGCCGAGGTTAAACTTTATCACTGAGTCTTTAGTTATTTTTCTACCTTCGTAATACCTGATTGCTCTTGGAGACTCCAATGCATTATTATTTAATCTTTTGATTAATAATTCATCATATTGAACAAACTCTGGTTTGCTTACTAACGCTTTGTTGACCGATGTCTCAATGCTGCTTTCTTGCTCTTTACTTTTAATATATCTTATTGCCTCAAAGTATGTTCTATTAGATATATACATTACAAACTCAACAAGAGTTTTCGTGGTTTGACATCCAAAACAAAAAAACAATCCGTGCTCTTTTGATACTTCACCCGCAGGAGTTCTGTTGTTGTTGTGATATGGACAAAATATAATATAGTCTGTTCCGTACTCAGCCTCAATATCAATACCAGCGCCAGTTAATACACGATTAACCTGTTCTGCTGTATAAGAATCTTTAACCATTCTTATCCTCATAATCTTTGTAACGATAGTATCCTCTATCAAAGTCTACCTGAACTAAAAAGTCTCCCATAAAACCATTTCTATTTTTTCTAAATACACATTCAATAATATCGCTATTCGTAGCACGACCTAACGCCATTACCCAATCAGCATCGTAAGCAATTTGTCTTGACCAAGCAGTTTGTCCTAAAGTTGGCGGAGTAGAAAGATCTTTAACATCATCTGGAGTAGCAGATGAAATAGCAATAATAGGAACCTCTTCGCTAATAGACATAAGTTTAAGTTCTCGTGAAAGGTTTTTCATACGTACCGTTTCACTATCGGCCTTCTGATTTGGTGACATTAATTGCAAATAATCAACGACAACAAAGTCTGGTTTATACTGGTCAATCTTTCCACGTATAACTGAAGGAGTTAAATCGCCACCATTATCATTAGAGATAATGTGAAACTCTGGCTTGCCTTCTAATTTATCTGCATGCCACTTTTTAAGCATTTCAATTTCTACTTCGCCATTACTAAGTTTACGATGAGACCATAAGCCTTCACCCATAATTGCAAATACACGATTACGAACTTCTGTTTCAGACATTTCAAGACTTATGATAAGTGGGCTACGACCCTGCTTCCAGGCCTGTACAGCGAAGTACAGAGCCAACCAAGACTTTCCAATACCTGGATATGCAAGGAATACTCCTAATTGTCCTGGCATGATTCCAGAAGGTAAGTAGTTATCAAACCCTGGCAAACCTGTTTTAATTCCAATGTGACCTAGGCTTTGCATTTTCTTTACATTCTCAAAGTATGCAATTGCTGACTCAAGGTCTGTTACTTCAATATCTCTTATTGCAGCAGTATTCTTTTTTAATTCTGATGTTTTTGTAATAATATGTTCAAGAGCCTTTGATCCATTCCCGCCTTGAACTTCAGATGCTGCATTACGTAAAATGTCTTTAAGGCTATCATTTAGGTATTCTGTTTGTAATTCTTCAAGGTGATGTTTTGTTGCACCAACACCTTCTACTGGTACAAAGTCTCTAAATTTTTCTACAACTAAAGATGCTGGCGGAACTGATTGATTGTTTTCTGAGTATAGTCTAATAAATTCCCAAACATCGTTGTGGGTTCTTAAAAGATTGTCAACATTTGCCTGTAATAATACGTGAACCTGTTTGTCATTTAATACCGCAGTGATTAACTTTGCTTCTGTATTATTCATTAATCCATTTCCTTGCTAGTTTTCTTCGCTCTTCTCGTTCTTTAATATCTTGCTCTACTTCAATTTTACCATTAAGAATTTTTTCTGCATTGTATGCAAAATAATTCCAAGTAGGATTTTCTGCTATTTTAAAATAATAATCTAATAAATCATAACATTGAGAAATACCATAAGATTCAACAAGAGCATCTGCAGCCCATTGTTCAACATTAAGATTCATGTTACTTTTGGCTTCATATCTTTGTAGATGCAACTTATTGTATCTACTGAGCAAAGCCATACGGTCTTTGCGTTCAGTCATTATTCGTTACTGTCGGCCTCTGACTCGGCTTCTTTAACTTTTTCTGTTAACTTTTCTTCAACAAATTTATAAATTCTTTCAAAAGCCTGCTCTGTATTTTCATCATCACGCTTAGAGTCAACTACTCCAAAGTCAAACCTTAATGACTGAAAATTACCCAGATTAAGTGTATATCCAAGTGCTACTGATATTTTTGTATTTTCGTTTTCCATTACCCCACCATTTCTATTATTAAATGTTCTCTGCCCAAACAGGAATAAATCTTCCATCCTCTGTCTTTGTATATGTAAGTATACCGTCACCCATCCTGCGTGTCAACTCTTGACTTGTAGGAGTCATGTTGTTTGTTATAAGTTTATCTTTTCTTGGTTGTCCTATATGTATAGTAGCCAGTATAGCACGAATTTCCCTTACCGTGCTTTCTGAATAATATGATCTAATTTGCCAACCTCTTTCACCATTTAGTTTTGCTCCAACTGGTTTTGGTATCATTCCAGTTTTCATTAATTTTGGCATATATTTTCTGTGACGATTAATTAACTTAGCAGTCTCAGTAACAGTGTATGCACGTTCTCTGTTTTTTCTAAAATCAGAACGAAGGCAAGTCTCAAGTCTATCTTTAGTAATATTATAAACAGAAACCATTCCAGTAGATCTTGAACTATGATGTAGCCTTACAAGGTCCCCATTAAGAAACCATATTTTTTTATTTCCTTTTATTACAGTTTCGCTATTGTAGATTTCGCTCTGGATAATTCCTTTGCTAGTAACCATCTGCCTTCTTCGCTCTCTGCTGGGGGATGAAAAAATTTTCTAACTCCACAAACAAGACAATATGTTTCCATATGTTGCATACTACTGTACTGCCTATCAACAAAAGTTCTACCTTTACATTTTTTACAATAAATCATTAAATTTGTCTTTAATTTGGAATACCAACAATGACTAGATGTACTGATAAAGATAAGTCGCCCGAAGCACCAAACCTTACAACACCCTCTACTCTTGTTTCTGTAACGCTTTTTAAAACAATATTTACGTTTTGTCCTGCTGGTGTTTGTCCAGTGTTTACTGGTGTTGCTGATACTATTGGTGGGTATTTAAAGTCTTTAAAGTCATAGGTAAATGTTCTTTCGTTACCCGCCGAAACTGTAGAGTTGTTTGCAACTTCAACCAAACCGCCTACTATTCTTGTATTAGAGGTTTGTACCTCTGCTTTGCCCGCACTTGCTGTATCAATAATTGTTTTACTTGTTTGCTTAGAAGCAACATTTGTAGAAAGGTCGTTTACAGCCTCAATTAATTGATATAAATATGTAACATCAAGAGGTTGCCCTCTTTCTGGTAGTGGTACTTTTGCCATTTATTCCTCCTATTTTATTATACCAAAGAAACTAAGCCAGAATTGTATATTTGCAAATTGGCATTTAATGTTTTTTCAGATGATTCAACTTGAATAATTACACGTACATTTGTAGTTCCAGTTTTAATAAATTGATATGAATGAATTGGTGTTGTGCCATGATAGGTTGCTGTAGCCCCATCAAATCCAACAAAAACATCATATTTTGGTCTATTTAATTCATCTCCCCATACTGCACTAACAACTGAGGCTGAAACCTGTACGGCTCCAGCAACAGCAGTAATTGAGTCATCTAGTACAAAATTTATTGGAGACCATTGAGAAGTTCTGTTTTTATCTTCAGAAACAACTCTGTATCTAAAAACGTATCCAACTTTGTCATGATCTAGTGCAGGCAAAGAGGCTTTTTTAATTATAACTTTTTTAATTCCTGCATCAGCCATTATGAATTATTTCCGCTAGAAAGATCTACTGAAAATCTAAACTCAACATAGTTGTTAGTATTAGGACTTTTAACTACTGTTGCTGCACCAGAAGTTTGAATTACCGAATATCCTGTTAGTCCATAAAGTGGATTTACTGTAGCAACATTTTCCAGTTTTAAAGCATCTAAGGCTACATAATAGTTGCCCGATGGATTAACTCCATCAATAACACATGCGTATATCTTAACTACAGAAACATCATTCCAATCAAATCCAGATGTTCTATATAGTTGCTGAAGTTGTTTTGTTACGACAAAGTATCTTTCTGTAGCAAAATCGTATTGTCCACCACTACTATCGTCAGCAACCTCTGCTTCAAGTCTTGCAAATTGTGTTCCACTTGTATTTTCAAATGAAACTAAAACTCTTGCTCTTTCTGGTTGAGTGCCAGACCCATAGGTGCCGTCTCTGTTTACTATTGAGA